AAAGCGTTGGCCTTTGTCTTGTCTTTGAAATACTTGATAGCACCGTCAAGACCGCCCTGTTTATAGATATCATACAGTTTTTGATCCGACTTTTGTGTGAGCTCCTTGCCGCCTATATCATGGTCCACTATCAGCTTCGAGAAAGATTTTATATCGTCAATGAGTTTTACGCGCTGCGAATCGTCCAGCGTATTATACTCGTCGCTGTTGATAATAGCATTATAAAGCGTTTCATTACTATTACCGTAAAGCTCCTGATACTTAGTGTAAGCCTCTTTGCTAAGTTTTTCGCCGGTGTTCCCGATCTTACCGCTTGAAACGTCTTTGTAAACATCTTCGCCGGTTGACTGATATAGTCTATTAAGCTCATTGTCAACTTTCGAGACAGTTCCTTGCTTAAAATATCCAGGTGACAACATTTGATCCATAAGGCGCGTTCCAAAGTTATTACCTAAATAATGTGTAGCAAGCCCTTCATTCTGCTGCGTCTTACCGCTGGAATCTATGTACGGCTGATTACCCATTGACAAGAACGGTATTTTGTTTAAGTCTTTTGTTATAGCCTTGTCAAACTGTCTCTTAAATCCTGCCGGCTTATCCGAATATGTTGATCTTCTTGTATCGTCTATTGCCCTAGCAAACTGACCAACAAGAGTAGGAAGCGCCTGCGACGCATATCCAAGCGCCGTGTTTGTTCCGAGTGTTGCAAATACATTTTCCTTGCTATATGACAGCTCGTTAAGTATGTTCTGAATACCCTGTAACATACTCATTTCAGTTACCGGTTCTGCGATAGTAGAAATAGAATCGATAACTTTATCAAGCGCATCGCCTTCCGTATCGCCTTCTTCTGCGCGGCCCATCAGTTCAGCCCCAACAAACAAAGGTAAAGACATAGGAGCCAACCAGTCAAGTGTATATGACTTGTCACCGATCTTTAGCGCGTAGTTCTGCGCGCCCTGTTCTGTTTCGGCCTGGTCAACGTTATAATTGCTGTTTGCCCCGCCAGTTAAGAAGCCTTGATTTTTCAAGAAAGCGCCAAGTGCCATTATACCCGTTCCCGTAAGTCCGGATGCAAGGTCTTCTATTACATCGGATGCTGAGCTATTTCCGGTCTTGACCGCATCGGTCATTTTGAGAACGGCTCTCGCAAGGCTAAGAGGTGAATATTTAATACCCTGTTTGAGTATATTTATAGGCGTTTTCTTAAACGGTAACAGTCCTTCAAGTGCCGCGCCCGCTAATTTATGCGACATTTTATCGCTACTTCTCAGGTCATTTGACATTCTCGAAAGTAACTCAGCTGTTTTGCTGTATTCATGGAAAGTAGCTTGTTTTGCCTGATCTATCGCATAATCTCTCGCCTGCTGCAATAATGCCTTGCTTGCATCGTCTGACGCATCAAATATACTTTCGTCTGCTCCGTTGGCTTTAAGATAACGCGCCAGCGATCTTGAATACTTTTTCTTTAATGCGGAATAGTCTTCAAGGTCAAGTGCATTACTGTTAAGCTCGTCGATCTTTGAAAGTAGTTTATTATTAAAAGCATTACGCGCCCGGCCTATTTCGTCTTTGACATTGTACTTGCTGCCGGTATCGTTAAGCGCTGCATAAGCTACATCGTCTGCGTCCCTGGTTGCAAGGTCAATAAGCCCCTGATCTTCTGCTCCAAGAAGGGCTTTTGTACGCTGTATTCCCTCGCCGCCTGCTGCACGGTTCGCCTTGTCAAGCGCTTCCTCCATGACTGCCGCAATATTATCTTTTGTCTCAGTAATCATACGGTGTGTAGTATTACCAAGCATATTTCTTAAATGTGTCTTCGGGTTTCCTAACATAGCAAGGTAACGCCACGAATCCCACATTTCACGCCACGTTCTCTTACCGCCGATATCATTAGCAAGGACCTTGAATACGTCCTGCATAATATCGTCACGGGCTTTACTTGTCGGAGGCATAGCCGACATACGCGCATAAAGGCCATTAAGCGTTGACATAGCTTCTTTGGAAACGCCTGTTTTTCCGACTGACTCATACATAGCAAGCATGAGTTTTACTTCATCGGCGTTAGCTCCGTTGTTTACAGCGTCAACAATGTTCTTTATGTTAGCTTCATCCATACCGGATTTTTCCAGTGCGGAATAATCGCCCTGTGTGATCTTCTCGGCTGCGGTTGCAAGTTTAGCGTTTGTCTTTTTGCTCTTTAAATGATCCTCGGCCTTGTCAACAAGATAGTCGGCAGCTTTAGCAAGCGTACCTTCGCGGGTATTTCCATACGAATAGTCGCGGGTTGCCCTAAGAATACGTCCGGCCTTCTTTGTCTCGACTGCCTGCTTTAACAGGGTCATGTTAGTCCACGCCTGGTTATCACTATCAAGCGCATCTTTCAGGATCAACATAGACATATCAACGTCTTTTCCGCTGTCCCACTGTCTTGAAGAAAGATCGTCAATGGCTGCCTGTTCGTCGGCTAAATATTCCTGTATAGCCGCCTGCTGTGCTTTCTGTCTCTTTTCAATAGCCTTATCAAATACGCCGCTTTCCTTTGCATTTTCTACAAGGCGCATACGTTCAGCAGAAGACTTAATAAGGTCGCTATTCATCAATGTTTGATAACGCCTGCTGAGATTATGGCCTTCTTCGAGATCCGGTGTCGGAGGTTTAGGCGGGTTTCCTCCGGGCGGTACGTTTCCACCATCATCAAGGGGTGCTGCTCCGCCGTTGTTACCACTGTCGATAGGTCCGCGCGGCGGCTGCGGTACATTATCATCAGGAGATTCAGGGGGAACATCGCCACCGTTAGGCGGCATTTTGCCCTCTTGTGCTGCCCTAAGATCATCAATAATGCCTTGCATTTCTGCCCGCACGTTTGGATCTTCTACATCGTCTATAAAATCTTCAATAGAATCTATATAGTTTGTAAGGTCGCGGCCTTTTGCTATATCTTCTGCAAGCTGCTCAACTCCGGACTCTACTCCGCCTTCGCTCAAATCAAGATATCCGTAATCATCAGCCTTCGAAAAAGCATCTGCATATCTCCACGCGATATCATGCGCCGGGTCGGTATTTGAAGGCTTTAGTTCTGACGGTTGACGTGTCATATCTCCCATTTCAGGCTCGATTTTAGGCGCACTTTCAGCAGCCTTGTTAGCGTGAAATTCCCTAACCTCTTTAAGTGCTTTACCGAGTGGGCTATTATCGCTTATCTGCCCGAATATACCGTCTTCGCTCACGCCCCAATCCCTATAATACTTTGGATCGCTCTGAGAAAGCATGTGCAGCGCCATCAATTCACGGCCAAATTCAGCAAAATCTTCTTGATTTCCGGTTTCAATATAACGATCTAATGCTTTGTTAGCTTCTTTCGCTATCTTGCTACCGTCTTCTGTCAGTTTTCCTATTTCCCTAACCGACTTCTTGAAGTTATTTACAGAACTAGCGCCCTGTATTTGTTCAATAACAGGCGTGGGCTCGCCGTTAATCTTGCGATTTATAGGCGTCTTGCTTGCTTCCAGCTTTTTGATCTCTGCTTCTGCCGCTTTGATCTTTGCTTTGGCTGCTTTTGTTATATCGCCACGGTTGTTTTTGAGCTTTGAATGCTGCTCAATATTGCCCCTGAGCGCCTTTATTTTGTTATCAATGGACGCTATTTCTTTCTGAGCCGCGTCAAGGTCTGCGCCTGTAAGCGGTTTTAAGTCATTAGAAGGCGTTTCGGTTTTTACCGGTTCAAGTCCAGCCGCCCTCTCGATATCATCAACGGTCCATCCCTCCGGTATTTGATCGGCCAGTTTGTTTATGTTGGCCTGCGCGCCTTCTGCCTGTTTTGTTGCATTGTTTATAACATTGTCAATGTCCGACGTATCAACCTTTGTTTCGGGTGTCATACCCTTTAGCATAGGCAGATTTTTTATAGCACTTACGGTTTCACCAAGCGCCTTTGTTGCACCGCCGAACAATGCGCCGGTCTTTGCAGCGTTCCATATCTGCGCGTTTTGATCTTCCTGCGCCTTCTTTGCAGCCGCATCTTCAGACATGCCTTGCAACATATACACGCCTTTGTTGAGTTCTTTTTCGCTCAGATCGCCATTTATTACATTATCAAGATATCTCTCAACGGCTTCCGATACCGAGTTTTCAATAGCTGCGTTACCGGCTCCCTTTCCAACATTGATCGCTTTTCCTGCAATACCACCAGCACTAGGAATAGCATCAAGTACGCCCCTAGTGATCGCGTTTCCGGCGCCTTCGACAGCGCCATGAGATAACGCGGTAAGGGCTTTACGTCTATTATCCATATTAGGACGCAAATTCAGCAGATCCATCTGATCGCTTGTGTCTGCAAGTCCCGTTAAAATACCGGCGCCTAAAGGTCCGCCGAGAACATTACCGGCAGCGTTCAGTAACATTCTTTCACCCACTTGTGAAGCGGTATCATAGATAGAATCGCCCTTGTCGCCTAAATGTTCTTTTACTCCTGCTTTAAGTCGCTTTAACTGCTCGGAATATTCTGCTCTTGCTTTTTCTGTATTCTTTGCAAGTTCACTATCCGGCGCTATGATGTTAGATGCAAGTTGCGGAATAGCTGTTATAGGTTTACCAAAGCCGCCCAAAGTAGAAGAAATAGTTGATAAAATAGGGTGTTCTTCCCCCTGTCTCATTTTTGCATTACCCTGATCGGCTATAAAGTCATCGTATATTTGATCTATCGACTTGCCGTATTTCTTTTCCCAGGCGTCTTTTTTGCTTTCAGTCAAGGAAGAACGTACAAGATCGCCGTCACCAAACCTATCAACAAGCCTTTGGAGATAGCCCTGATCCTTTTTATCAAGGGTATTAGCCGCCGCAAGTCCATTGTTGTACTGATACTTGATAGCTTCATTTGCGAGATTTTGCTGATACTGCCTAGCATTACTCAAGCGGCTAGACCACTCATTGTTAATGGATGATGCCGGTTTTACATATGGGACTTCCTGTGCCTGAACGGTCTGATCGGCAGAGGTCTTATATTTAGACTCTCTACCTTTATACTGACCGCTTTCAAGAGCTTTTAATGCATCATCAGAATATCCGTAGTTCCCTGAGTTAATCCATATATTCTGTTTACTCTTCGGTACGTTTGACTTTACTTCTTCTTGATTATTCTTTTTCCTTGCCATATTGCCCTCTATTCAAAAGGTGTTTTATCTTCCTAAAAGTCTTGAAAGTGCCTGAACATAATAATTGATGTTATTCTGCGGCTGATAGTCGGCCCATACTCCAGGATTGCCGTCATTTGTTCCAAATTCAAACGATCCGATAGGTGTCACGGCTGATTTATACACATCAGGAATATTTACGTTGTCCGGCATATTTAAAGCGGCTGAATACATAGGGTTTCCACCGTTGCCCCATCTATTAGCTCTTACTTCCCAATCCCCTATACCGGCCCAATTTGTAGCCTGCTGAGGATCGCTATACCTTCCTGCGTAAACGTTAGGTGTTACCGCTGCATAGTTCGTGTCACCGTCATAGCCATAATCTAAACGTCCCAAAGGTGTATTGACTGATCTATCACTAACTCCACGATAAGGATTACCGTTGTCTATCCCTATTCCATATGTTGTCCTTGCCGGGTTTTCTGAGTCGGGTCTTTTCTGAACAAAACCCTTACGCTGTCCGTCTTTTCCGTAAACCGCCTTGCTTGCTTCTCTCTTTGCCATTTTCATATCCTCCTTAAATAGCCTGCAAATACTTTATCCAGTCATTCAACGTTCCGTTATTAGCTGCCTGGTTAAGAACCGTTACGCCCGGTGTATTTACGCCCGGTGTGTTGCCGCCGCCCATAAGCTCTTGAATTGTAGCGTAGTTGTTTACCAGGTTGGGATTAGCCGCCTGCTGGACCGCAACCGCCTTGACTGCGTTGTTAGCAGCCGTAGGATCATATGAGAATGAAGCCCCGTTAGCAATAGCAGATTTAAGCAGATCGAGATAATTCTGATTTTCTCGCTGCATAAGTGTCTGATAATCACCTAAAGCGGATATCTGATTATTTGCAAGGGCATTTTCAAGGGACATAGCCTGCTGTGCCTTCTGCAAGTTTGCATTTGCAACGGCTGAATTATAAGCCTGTAATGCTTGTGCTAAATTATCGTTGTAATTGCCTTCAAGGTTAGAAAGGTTCCTATTCTGTGTAGTATTGATATTGTTACGGGCGTTACCATAGTTATTAAGCATGTTCGCCATTGTGGTTTCTGTTGCTCCACCGGTAAGGCCCTGTGCTGTCATTTGCTGTCCGAGATTTCTTTGCGAAAGCATTTTGTTAATATAAGCCTGTCTCAAAGACTCATTTGCATCGTCTGTTATGCTTTGCTTTGATCTATTGTACTGATCGGCAAGCTGGCTCCTTGTAGAGTCAAGGTTGCCTGATAAACTATTCATTTGTGCATCGTAAGCACTATTGAGAGCACTCATGCCGCGATCATAAGCTCCCTGTGCTGCCTCTCGCATCTGACGGAGATAATCAGAATAATCGTTCTGTTTATAAGCAGCTAAAAGCGCATTGTAGGCATTAGCCATATTAGTCGCGCTAGAGCTCTTCGTGGATGTTGATCCGGTTGATCGTGTGTTACCTGTATTCCTGTTTGCGCCGGCTACCCCTGTTGATGAAGAATAATAGTTTGGATAAGCCTGATCTCTTAAATTCTGACCGCCTGTTCCAACACCGCCATAAGCCTGATAGACTGTGCCGCTAGAGAGTTTTGTGTTACCGTTGTTCAGTTTGGTGTTTACACTAGAATCTCCAATGTACCCTTTTTTCACATAAGCCATTTACTTTTTCCCCCTTACATCACATAAACATACTTGCTGTTCTTACCACAAATCCAACCCGACGGGATTTTAAGCCATGTACAAGTCCCTTCGGTTTTAATATCTTTAACCGTAACCCTAGTCCCCTTTTTGAGAACTGCCGTACCGTCTGCCCCGACAAACGCATGAGCTTGTGCATCCTTTGTCAATGACAAATACGGTAGCTTGTTTCCGTTCGGAGAAGACCTGACGTTCAAATCCTGCTGTGTAGTGTACGTCTTTCCGACTTCCCATTGAGCTTTAGGAATATCCGCTAGGGCTTCGTAAACCTCTTTCAGATGGCTGATACATCGAGTACCATAACCGGGATTACTGTTCCAACCACAAGGCCCTATTTGATTTAGGTACTCGGTATCGGATGTGCAATTCTTCAAAGGTTTATAACGTGCATATGAAAGGAATATGAAATACCCTTCGCATCCGTTTTCCATTGAGGTATATACCCTATAAACGGCAGGATCATTTTTCGCCTTATTGTTCATAGCTACCGTCTTACCCTTATAGGATTTTCCGGCTTTCATGCCCCAATAGTTATAGTATTTAGTGGCAAGTCCGCTATTCCAACCTTCTTGTATGGACTGTGCTATCATTCCACAAGCTACATTGTGGTAGCCATATTTAGCACACATAGGAACAAGTATGCTATACATTTTCTTGATGTACTCGGTCTTTGTCATTTCACTGTCCTTTGTTGTACTGATATGTGCTGATCCCTAAAAGGACACCCAGGAGAGTATCAAGAGCAGCTATTGTCCCTACGATCTGTTCTCCATACGGAAGCCCCCAAATCTGACTAATTGCAAAATAAAACGCCCCCAAAGCCGGAAGCGCTATCTGTGCTACATACTTTAAAATGTTGTACCATTTGTCCGAAAGTTTCATGTGAATACCCCCTTTAACCAACCTTATGTTCCAAATCTGCCAACCTCGCGTTAGCGACTTTGATTTTTTCTTCAAGTACGGACGTTCTTTCGACAACCCCGTTGTGACGTTCCACCCTAGTCGAGAGAGTGTTTATATCGTTTCGGGCGTGTCCTAACTCGATTTCGATAATGGCGATTTTCTGTTGCAGATTAGCACCCAAAGAAGAAACATCATCGCGGATTTCTCGTAAGTCTTTTTCACGGATTTCTTTGATTTCCTCTTTGTTCTTTTCGTGGTACTTTATCAACTCGGCTTTAATATCTTCGCGCTGTTTGTCCCTATCCTTTTTAGCGGAAAAGTGCCATGTACCTATTGAGGTTAAGAGCGTCACCGCTCCTGCTATAAGTGCCGTAATAATCTCTGTTGGCATATATTTTCTCCCATCAAAAAAGCACCCTTTCGGATGCTTTAGTTTATAAATAAAATTCTCTCTCGGGTTCGTTTGGGTCTTTAAAAGTGTTTATAGCATTATCAAGTGCCTCATTAACTTGTGCGTCTTTGATGTTGTGCATTGCCAAAAGAACTTTTGTATATTCCAAATAGGTTTTAACTTCTTCTCTTGTCATAGGCTATACTCCTTTCGTGATTTAAGCATAGCATTATGACATTGAGAAAAATAGTTCCATGTGTGAGATTCATGTCCCACTTGTGAAACGGTTTTGTTTCATTTGTGATATACGGGTAAGTCTGTTTCGCTTACGTTACATTATTCGCACTCACATACCTGACGAACTTTTATGGATAATTGTATGTAATACGTTGCATGACTGTTTCTAAAATATACAAGTCGGACTATAAAATCTTCTCCGTTATCAAATGCGTGAAAACCTAATCGCCATACTTTTGATACCTT